AAGAATCAAAACACATTAAAGAATTATGAAGTAGCACACTTCAGAATGTTAACCGATTCTAACTTTTTACCTTATGGTAAATCAATGATAGAAGCCGCAAGAAAGATTTGGAAACAATTGACTCTTATGGAAGATGCTATGTTAATACATCGTATCATGAGAGCACCAGAAAAGAGAATATTCAAGATTGATATTGGTAATATTCCACCAGCAGAAGTTGATAACTATATGCAACAACTGATAAATAAAATGAAAAAAACTCCATACATTGACCAAAATTCGGGAGAGTATAATTTAAAGTTCAATATGATGAATATGATGGAAGATTTTTATTTACCAGTTCGTGGTGGTGATAGTGGTACACAAATAGAATCACTTAGTGGTATGGAATATAACGCAATTGATGATGTTGAATATTTGAGAAACAAGATGATGGCAGCTCTTAGAATCCCAAAGGCATTTTTAGGGTATGAAGAGGGTGTTGAAGGTAAAGCAACATTAGCACAAGAAGATGTTCGTTTCGCAAGAACAATAGAAAGAATACAAAGGATTGTTCTATCTGAATTAACAAAGATTGCAATCGTTCATTTATATACACAAGGATTTGATAAAGAAGATTTAGTAGGTTTTGAACTAAATTTAACTAATCCAAGTATCGTATATGAACAAGAAAAGGTAGCACTTTGGAGTGAAAAGATATCTTTAGCAGAGTCAATGAAAGGAACTAAGTTAATATCTGAAGATTGGATATACAAAAACATATTCAATATGACTAAAGACCAAGTAAATGACGAAAGAGCAAGAGTAATAGACGATATAAAACAAAATTTTAGAAAAGAACAAATAGAAACAGAGGGTAATGACCCTGCTGTTACTAAAGAATCTTTTGGAACACCACATGATTTAGCATCAATGCACCAAAAAAGAGAGGGTGAAATGCCCGAAGGTGGATGGCCAGGTAGTGGAAGACCAAAAGAAGCAACAAAATATTCTACTGATAAACATCCAAGAGGAAGAGACCCTATTGGAAAGAAAGCATTAGACAAAACTTTTGATGTTGATACATCAATTAAACATACATATAAAAACAATTCACCATTAACAAAAGAAAATATAATAAATTCCGTAATAGATTCACTACCAAATAATAAAAAAATACTAATTGAAAAAACAGAAAACGAAAGAATCACTAAAAAAAGTGATAATGAGTTTGATTTAATGAACGAAGATAAAGTTATTTTGTCAGATAAAGACATGAAATTAAAGTAACTTTATATTTATATATGAATTAACCTAAAAACTTGTAGACTACGGAATTGGTATGAAGTATAAAAGACATTCAAAGGTCAAAAACACTGGCCTCATATTTGAGTTGTTAACGAGACAAATCGTTGCCGACTCTTTAAATAATAAAAATTCACACGCAGTGAAGATTCTTAAAAACTATTTTAAAAAGGGAACAGAACTCTTTAAGGAATATCAAATATATCAGTGCTTTCTAAACCAAAAGTACAATGATGAAAAGAAAGCAGATAAATTAATTGATTTGGTATTAGAACAAGTTGGTTCTGTAAACGAAAAACAAGTCAAAAAAGAGAAATACAATCTTATAAAAGAAGTTATGGACAACTATGACTTAAAAGATTTTTCTTCTGGTAGAATTACCAATTATAAAGTTCAAGCAAGTATCTACAAATTGATGGAATATTATAGAAATAATCAAAATGTAGAACCAAGTGAAGTGGTTGATTCAAGATTCACAATTATTGAACATTTAACATCTGGAAAAACAAAGAAAGATAGAGATACTGAGATTAAAAAATTAGTTGAAAAACAAGATAAAGATGTTCGTTATCTAACTATCAAAACTTTGTTAGAAAAATTCAATGAAAAGTATTCGTCTCTTGATGATAAACAAAGAAAACTATTAAGTACATACATTTATAATGTCACAAATACCAATTCCTTGTCAGAATATGTGTATGGTGAGTTTTCTTCTATCAAAAAAGACATATCTCGTTTGATGAAAAAGGTAGATGATGATGTAACTATAATAAAATTAAAAGAAGTTGTAAAACAAATACCTACAAAAAGTCAAACAAAATCAATGGTTAGAGATAAACAAGTAGCAAGTCTTCTTAGACATTATGAATTAGTCAAGGAATTGAAAAAAGTATAATGGATAAGTTAAGATACATAGTAAGAGAACTTGTTAAAAGACAATTAAAAGAAGCAAATGTAACTGCTAACCTTGATGGTGGAGAAGGGCCACCTAAAACACCTTACGCATTTTCTAAGAATAAAAAGAAAGATGATAAGAAAAAAGTAAAACACGCAGAAAAAGTATACGGATATACCAAAGCAAAAAGGAATCCTAAAATTTATAAAAAGTTTGGAGCATAAAATGAGTAAAAATTTATTAGTAGACTACATACCATTTCAAGTTTCCCCAGAAATGATTAACGAATCAATGGCAAACAACAATGGTAAACTGATTGTAAAGGGTGTTTTACAAAGAGCAGAGGCAAAAAATCAGAATGGTCGTATTTATCCTAAAGAAATTTTAGTAAGAGAGTCAAAAAAGTATATGGATAGTTTCATAAAGGAGAGTAGAGCATTAGGAGAGTTAGACCATCCAGATAGTTCAGTTGTAAATCTACAAAATGTATCTCATAATGTTTTAGGAATGGGTTGGGATGGAGACGATTTAGTTGGAGAAGTAGAAGTTTTATCAACACCATCTGGAAATATCCTAAAAGAACTATTTCAATCTGGAATAAAATTAGGAATTAGTTCTCGTGGTCTTGGTAGTGTCAAAGAAAAAGGTGATGTAAACGAAGTTCAAGACGATTTTGAACTAATAGCATTTGACTTCGTATCAAATCCATCTACACATGGTGCATTTTTAAGACCAATGAATGAAAGTGTAGACAATAATCAGAACGACCCTATCTCAAATATCAACAGAATCATTACAGAAATTCTTACGGAGAGATAAAATGGCAAAGTTGATGGATTTAGTTCCTAAAAAACATAAATTTGAATTAGGGCAAGTCCAGTCAAATCCGTATCATCGTGTATTTAAACCAATAGAAGAACAAGATGACTCTGGTCTCGTAGGAGATGACCAAGAGCAAGTAGAATTATTTGGTTATCACACTAAACATTATGATATATGTCCAAGTGCAGTTAAAGCAATTAATATCTTAAAGAAGGCAAGAATGACCGATGAGAGTAAGGACATACTAATGCAGTTAGTAAAGATACAAGATAGTTTCTTTAAGATTGAAAAAGACTCACTTGAAAAGAAAAAGATAGATGAAGATGGTCTGAAAGAGATGATAAAAAGACTAAATGAGATACATCATAGAGTTGGAATGTTATCAGCAAGATTTAAAAGTGATTTAAGAAAGCATTTTACATATACAACTTCACATATATTTAGGGTTTTACCAGTCTATGAAAATTAAAGTTGAAAAAATAAGACAAATCGTCAAAGAAGAACTTGAGTTCGTTAGAAATATGAAGTCTCTTGCTATGATTACGGAGGAAATCACAGATAAAGATTTAGTAATGTTAAGACAGATTATAAGATTTGAATTAGCATCTGTTTTTTATGACTTGTATCGGAGAAAGAACGCATGGGCAAAGTAAATATACTTAAACAAATCATAAAAGAAGAGATAAAAAATTCTCTTTTGAACGATGGTCTTGGTGATAGAATGTCTAAAAAGATTAGTAAACACAAAGGTACAAGAAATAGAGATGATATGAAAAAGGTTTACAAACTTCTTAGGAAATATGGTAATAGCAAAAAAGACTCCAAAGAGATGATGATTAGAAATTATGACTATGTTACTAAAACATATAGAAATGCAAGTCCAAAAAAGAAAGCAGAAATACTATCTTCTTTATCAGCAACCCAAAAACCAAAACCAATAAGACTTAAAGGTAGGGGTGTTTATCAAGACTTTGATGGATTAGATGAGAATACTTATTATGATGAGGACAAATTATTAAAATTGGTTGACAAAGATAAATTTTTAAAGTACATGGTAAAATCTAAGTACAGAAATAAACCAAAATCTAAAGATTTGAAAGATATGTTTGATACTTACATAAGTGGTGACAAAGAGATGGAAAAAAAATATAGGAAAATACGATGAAAAAAATGAAAGAAATGTTAAATGAAATCAGATTCAGAGATGATGCAGGAAATATCCTAAGACTATCTGATATTACTAAAGAATATGAAGATAAATTCTTAACATCTCCAGGTGCAAAACATGGTGAACCTATTGAAGAACAAGCACCATTACCTGCTGAAGTGAAAAGATATATGGGAAAATTTACCGATTCTTTAAAAGGAGCAGGTTTAAATCGTATGAAACAAGCACAAGTGTTAGCAGGTGTTGTTGATGCACTTGGTATTGACCCAAAAGAACTTATGCAATTAATACAGAGAGTAAAAAGAGGAATGTAATGTCAGATTCTACTTACAAAAAGATGATGTTTGAAGACCTTGATGTAAATGAGGAACTTAGTAAGATAGGAAAATCACAACATTTAGGTTACTTAGAGTTACAACTTAAAAAGTATGAAGATGTGGTTAAAAAATATATAAAATCTCTTGATGAAGAAGGTGAAAAAAAGATGGCAATACAATTGATGAAACTCTACAAGAAACATATTATAGAATTTAAAATAGGATTGAAAAAAATTTATAAATGATGATATTTATATCTAAGGAGAAACACTATGATTAAACTAAAAGAATTATTAAACGAGAAAAAATCCGAACAATATAAACAACATCGTAATGAGTTTATTGAGGCGGTTAACAACTTTGGTTCACTTGGACAAAATATTTATAAGTCTGGAAAAGACCTAAAAGAAATAAGTGAAACAATCAATCGTATCTGTGGTATGGCAGAAGTATTCACAATGGAAGAGTCAGCAGATTGGTTTGATGAAGTTACAGTTAAAAGAAACATAGGTTCTCTAAAAGAAGCAAACAAAACATTCGTTGAATCAGCAAAAGAAATGTTCGCATTACAACAAAGACTTGAGGGTGCATATGAAGATATAGGACAAGTCCTTGGTAGGTACTATGACATCAAAGAAGCAACTGATGATTATGATGGTACAAATGTAGATGGGTATATAAAAGATGACCCACAAGACGATAGTGAAGTTTCTCAAAAAAGGGATATGGAAGACATCCCATCTTAAATCAAAATGAAAGGTTATAATAAAATGAGAAGAAAAAAACAGAAGAGGTCTGATTGGGCTTTAGGTGGTCAAGGAGTAAAAGTCCTAAATGGAGATGTTGAATTAGCATTAAAAAGATTTAAGAAAATGATAAAGGATTCTAAAAAACTCGTAGAATTATCAGAAAGAAGATTTTATACCAAACCATCTGTTAAAAAAAGGTTAGAAAAAAAGATGGCAAAGGTAAGAGAAAGAAAAAGATTACAAGAAAGTCAATAAACCTGTAAGGCTTTTTAAAACTTGTGTATATTTATATACATATGAATACACTATCGTACATTCGTACATCATATAGTGTGAGACCTTAAGTAATTCTATTATACTTCTTAATAAGTATAAATTCCAATAATAATATATGGAGAAATAATATGGATAGTCTCTTAAAAGACGCTATCGCAGACGCAAAAACAGTTCGTGAAACTGCTTTAGAAAATGCTAAGTTAGCACTAACCGAAGCTTTTACACCTACTCTTCAATCTATGCTATCTCAGAAACTTCGTGAAGAAGATGATGAATTAGATATGGATATGGATGACAAGGAAGATGACGAAGAAGCAGAAGAAGCACCAGCAATGGATGCTGAAGCTGAAGATGATGGTCATGAACCTGGTCATGATGCCGATGAAGGTCATGGAGAAGACCATGATGAAGAAGAAGGCGAAGAAGAAGAAGAAGGTATGAGAGAAGAAGAAGGTGATGACGAGGATGAAGGAATGCGTGAGGAAGAAGGCGATGATGAAGATGAAGGTGATGACCTTGACCTTGAAGCAATCATTAGAGAGCTTGAAGAGGAAGCAGGGGAAGATGAAGATGAGCGTGATGATATGAAAGAAGAAGAAGACGCCGATGAAGATAAAGAAGAAATGGATGAACAATCTGATTCTTCTGGTATCGGTAAATCTGATAATAAGGTTGACCAAGCAAGTGGTGATGACTATGAAAAGGCAGAAACTGAAAAATCATCTAAAGCACCTGGTGCTGAAAATGCAGATGATAAGAAAGTTGATGACTTGAAAGACCACATTGAACTTGACCTTGATTCTATCATTCGTGAAATTGAAGGCCTTGACGAAGAAGAGGAAGTCACAGAAGAAGTTGAAGAAAACAATGAACTTGAAGAGGTTAAAAAATCTCTTGAAGAACATCGTGAAGTAATCGTACATCTTCGTGAAAAAATCAACGAAGTCAATCTTCTAAATGCTAAACTTCTTTACACAAATAAGTTGTTCAGAAATCATAACCTTAATGACGGACAGAAATTGAAAGTTGTTGAGACATTTGATAGAGCGACTAACATTCGTGAAGTAAAGTTAGTTTTCACAACTTTAGCTGAGTCATTTGACGGAGTTAGAGTGACAACTAAGAAGCGTTCTGTGAATGAAAGTGTTGCAAGTAAGGCTGTTGCATCTACGAAACCAAAGCAAGAAATTGTTGAGGAATCAAATGATGTTGCAGATAGATTCAAACAATTAGCAGGGTTAATTAAATAACCCATAATATGGAGATAATATCATGAGTAATCTTGATACTTTAACTGGTTTAGTTGGGGACGCAAGTTCACAACATAAATCCCTCCAGGAAGATGCAAAAAAATTGTCTGAAAAATGGGAAAAAACTGGTCTTTTAGAAGGACTTGATGGATATGATAAAAATTCTATGTCCATTCTTCTTGAAAACCAGGCTAAGCAATTAGTAACTGAGTCCAGCAGAACTGGTACAGCATCCAACTCTGAAGAGTGGAGTGGTGTAGCACTTCCTTTGGTTCGTAGAGTATTTGCAGAAATCGCAGCGAAAGACTTCGTTTCTGTTCAACCTATGAATCTTCCTTCTGGACTTGTGTTCTTCCTTGATTTCAAATATGGAACTGCACAACCTGGATTTGATGTCGTTAGTGGCGTCTCTCGTGATGGGTCTGGTACTCTTCACGGTCAAACAAACACTTCTGGTAACCCAAGTGGTGGTTTATATGGAAGCGGTAGATTCGTTTATTCTATAAACGAAGCAAGTTCTGATAGTATCACAACACCTACTTCAGCTTCTGTAAACTTTAGTGAAGTTAACTTTAACGCTGATTTGTCTGCATCTCTTGATGCTGGTGAACTTCGTTCAGTAACAGTTGCTACTGGTTCAAACTCAATCACTAATGTTGATGCAGAAGGTGTTCGTGGTTTTTCAATCTCTGGTTCTAACATTGTTAGTTACTTCCCAGAGTTCACTTCTATAGATACATCTGGAAACATTAAGTTTATCGTTTCTGGTTCTGATGAAATGGCAGGTGTTGTTGTTAAATATCAGAAGCAACCAACTGATGTAACAAGAGGTGATTTTGAAGATACTTCAACTTCTGGTTCAGCAGTAAATCTTGACATTCCTGAAATAGATGTACAATTAAGGTCTGAGACAATTGTCGCAAAGACTCGTAAATTGAAAGCATCTTGGACTCCTGAATTCGCTCAAGACCTTAACGCTTACCACTCAATTGACGCAGAAGCAGAATTGACTTCTATGTTAAGTGAATACATTTCAATGGAAATTGATTTGGAAATCCTTGATATGTTAATTGAGAACGCAGTTTCATCTGCTAATTGGTCTGCTAAAGTCGGTTTTGACGATGATGGTGCAGGTAATGGCGAAGACAGATTTACTGAAATCTCTGGTGCATCTAATGCTTATACTAAGAACAATTGGTATCAGACATTAGGCATTAAGATTCAGAAAGTGTCTAATGAAATACATCGTAAAACACTTCGTGGTGGAGCTAACTTCTTGGTAACATCTCCATCTGTTGCAACTATCTTGGAAAGTATTCCTGGATATGCAGTAGATTCTGATGGTGACCAAAGTAACTTCGCAATGGGTGTACAGAAAATCGGTGCTTTAAACAATCGTTTCACGGTTTACAAGAACCCTTACATGACCGAGAATATTATTCTTATGGGTTATCGTGGTTCTCAGTTCCTTGAAACTGGTGCTGTTTACGCTCCGTATGTACCTCTCATCATGACTCCGTTGGTCTATGACCCAACGAACTTTACACCAAGAAAAGGTGTAATGACTCGTTACGCGAAGAAGATGGTAAGACCTGAGTTCTACGGTAAGATTAAAATCGCACACTTAGACCAAGTCTAAATTACGATTTAATCGGTGACCAAATAAAATAGGGGGAACTTGTTTAGTTCCCCCTTTTTTTTTAACCTATAAGTCTAATTTTTAGGTTACTTGATATTTATCTATAAGAAACATTATATCTTTGGAGTAAATTTATGGCAGATATACCTATATGGCCAGGAAGTGGTTCGGCAATTAGTGGGTCAACTCCTTTCGGTCAATACGATACAGATTCATCTTTTCAGAGTGACGGGCCAAATGTAGCAAATTGGTGCGCAAAAAGACTTGGATATCCTATAACGGATATTGAATTACAAGACTCTCAATTCTATGCTTGTTTTGAAGAGTCTATTAGTGAATATAGTTCACAAGTGAATCAGTTTCAAATAAGAGAAAATTTATTAAATGTAAAGGGAGCACCAACTGGTAGTGATATGACCAATGTTGAGATAAACCCAAATCCCCTTGCTCGTGCAATTACTATAGCAGAAAACTATGGAGCAGAAGCAGGTAGTGGTGGAAATATAACTTGGTATAGTGGTTCAATTGATACCGTAGCAGACCAACAAGATTATGATTTAGATGCACTATGGGCAACTCCATCTGCAAGTGGAAAGGCAATTGAGATAAAAAGAATATACCACGAAGCACCACCTGCGATACAAAGATACTTTGACCCATTTGTTGGAACTGGAATGGGAATGAACGCAATGTTAGATTCTTTTGGTTTTGGTAATTATTCACCAGGTGTTAGTTTTATCTTAATGCCAATTTACTCTGATATACTAAGATTACAAGCGATAGAATTTAATGACCAAATTAGAAAATCAGCATATTCATTTGAGTTAATCAATAATAAATTAAGAATATTTCCAATACCTAAAGATGACGGAAATGGAACATCACCAAGTAAAATACATTTTCAGTATATTGAAAAAGCAGATAGAAATTCAGTTGTTACTGATAGTACTGGAACGGTAACTAATTATTCAAACATACCATATAGTAATTTTACATATTCTTATATTAATGATGTAGGTAAACAATGGATTAGAAAATATACTCTTGCATTGTCAAGAGAATTATTAGGTTTCATACGAAGTAAGTATTCAAGTGTTCCAGTACCTGGTTCCGAAGTCACTTTAAATGGTGGAGAACTTGTTTCTCAAGCACAACAAGAGAAAGAAGAGTTGATTACACAACTTAGGGAGAACTTAGAACAAAGTAGTCGTAGATTACAACTTGAAGCACAACGAGAAGAAAACGAAAATATGCTTTCTGTACTTTCAGGAGCACCACTAAAAATATATGTAGGATAAATAATGGGTTTATTTTATAGGTCACGAGACTTTCAGTTAATAGAGACTATCAATGAAGAACTTATTGGAGAGTTTGTAAACACAGAAATAGATGTTTACAAGTACAACTTATATGAGTCTGAAGTAAATCTATATGGTGAAGCAAGAAGTAAAGTATACTACCAAGGTTTGAGGGTAGCGGCTTTAATAGAACAAGAAGACCAATCATACGACACAGCAGAATACCCAGGTGCAGAATTGAATCAAGTCGCTACCTTTAATTTTTTAAGAAAGACTATAAAAACCGCTGGACTATTTATGGAAATTGGAGACATAATATCTTGGAATGATTCTTATTGGGAAGTTAATGGTGTTGTAGAAAATCAGTTGGTATATGGACAAACAGAAAATAGTTTAGGAATTACGGTAACAACACATATGTCAAGAAGAACAAAACTTCAAATAGAAAGAGTTCGTGCAGGTGATGCCAGTAAAAACAATAGTATGAGGAATATCTAATGGCAGAAAAACCAACACCTAAAACACAGAGGGAATTGTCTTCTGAGATTGCTATTAATGCTGCTCTACCGAGTGCACAAAAACCACCATCAAAACAAACGAATCGTGGAGATACAAGAACGAGAAAAAATGACCGAGTTGGTGATATAAAAATAGGTCTATATGATATAGATGATGCAATTAAGTATTACTTTGATGAAGTTATAAGACCAAGAGTTACTGATTTTGATGAAGATGTTCAAGTACCAGTTTTATATGGTTCTCCAGAAAGATGGGTGTCAGCACAAAGAGGACAATACTACAGAGACCAAAAAGGAAAGATAATGGTTCCTTTGATTATGTATAGAAGAACTTCAGTAGGAAAAGACACCACTATGAACTTTTCAAAGATAGATGCAAATAACCCAAAACTTTTTTACACATTTGAGAAAAAATATTCTCCACAAAACAGATACGATAATTTCTCAGCATTACAAGGGGTCATTCCAACAAGAGAAAGATACTCAGTAGTAGTTCCTGACTATGTAACTATTCAGTACGAGGGTGTTATTTGGACAGACTATATTGAGCAAATGAATGACCTTATAGAAGCCATAAATTACTCACAAGGTAGT